GGGTATTGCTTTTGCCTCTTGGATGGATACCTGCTACGCCGCAGCTTATGTGATGTTGGGCGAAGTGCAGGCGGGGGCTATTCCTATGCCTGAGTCGATTGAAGACGCTCTGGCAATGCTGCCTGCAATGGTCTGGCCAACTTAATCAAGGAACCACCATGACAGAAACCACCGTAGGCCAAGCCTCCAAAATCACCGAAGCCGACAAGAACTCGGCAAAACCCCGCTTGGAAGTTCAGGAAATGTTCGCCAAGAACCAAGGAACACCAGCCCTGGTTTTCGCAGGAATGATCGCCGCAAATGTGAGCGTCAACGAACTCACGGACTGCCTGCAGCCAACCATCAATGCGCTTCATTGGCTGCGCGAACATGGTGCACCGGAAGGTATTCCCGGCTTACTGGTCTGGAAGCCCTACCAGGTCGATCAATACCTGGCGTGGAAGCCAGCGCAGTACAACCCCATTGGCGGCGGGACGTTCGCAGAAGCCAATGAAAAAGCAGGCCTTGATCCATTCAAGGACATGACCGCCCGACTGATCGCCCAAGACGTGCTGGACACTGCATATCGCCGCAAAGCACTGGATGTGGGTTACCTGGCTCCCTGGGAGGCCTAGCAAATGCGGCGCTTCCTGACAGTGCTCTACATCTTCGACAACCTGGTGTTGGCCTTGCTGACACTAGGAGGCTGCCGGATTGGGGAAACCATCAGCAGCGTGGCTTGGATCATGGAGGCCGATGGGAAGTTGCTGGGCCGCATCGCTCGGCCTTGCATCGATTTCATCATGCGTGCTTTTGAGCAGGATCACTGCCTAAAAGCCTACCTATCATTCCAACGCCACACAGGGGCCATTCGATGACCTATTTCATTGTTCCGATCCAGGGGCTTTTTGTGCTTCTGCTGAACCTGCTGGCCCCGCTGATCGTGTTCATGGGCCTTCCATTCATTCGCTGGGACAACTTTGAGTCCGTTGGCCCACAACGCACCAATCCACCAACGCCCACGATCATGGGTGACTTCCCTGATTGGTTGTCCTGGCTGCGCACGCCTGATCAACGCTTGCCGTGTGACACCGGTATCCCTGAATGCAAAGCCATGTTGGACGACAAGGGCAAGGTCTTTACGGCTTGGGTGTGGGCTGGCATCCGTAACCCGCTAATGGGTCTTGCTGTGTGGCTGGGTGAACCAACCAGTGACTACGCTCCCGAAGGTGTTGAAGGTTTATGGAAGCGCACAGACCAGTTCGGAACGATCTGGAAATACACCAAAACCATAGGCAAAGTGAGACTCATCACAGGCCACAACGTCTACAAGCTGATTGATGGTACCTATCACAGCGCACCAGTTTTTACAGCGAAATGGGCCTGAAGCATGGAAGACAAACCCATCATCTTTGAACGCCGCAAGGGGTTTCACACCCCTGCAGACTGCGTGAATATGGAAACCGTCAAAGACCAATTCTCCCGTGGCGCAGAGCGCATGACGCGCATCGAGGAAAGCATCACGAAAGTCTCTGATCATCAGATTGAGTCCGATAAATCGCGGGCGCGAATGGAAGCAAAGATTGATGAAAACACGGCGCTCACAAGCGACCTACTGGAGATCATCAAGGCAGGTAAAGGTTTCTTTAAAACGCTCGGTTGGCTGAGTGATGCCGCAAAGTGGGTTGCAGCCCTTGCAGTGCCTCTAGTCACACTGTGGTACGCACTTAAAGATGGGCCACACAAATGATGGCCGTTGTTGTGTTCATGTACTGGTTCGACAACTGGTGGAAGGATGCCACCCATGACACCTGAACAGCGCAAAGCCTCAGCCCTGGTACTGGCCACCGCCATCGCAGTGCCTATGGAGGGCACACGTCAGTGGGCCTATCGTGATCCTGTAGGCCTGCCGACCATCTGCATGGGCAGCACAGTGGGTGTAAAGATGGGCGACTTCCGCACGATCCCCGAGTGCAAGGCACTGTTAACCAAGGAGATGAGCGATGTCATATCAGCCGTGGACACGTGCAGGCCAGGGCTTCCGGTAAACGTGCTTGCCGCCTTTTCGGATGCCGCTTACAACATCGGGTCAAAGGTGGCCTGTGATCCCGCCCGAAGCACCGCAGCCCGAATGCTCAGAGCCGGAGACTTTGCCGGAGCCTGCAAACAACTCTTGCTCTGGAACAAAGCCCGTATCGCAGGAATTCTGGTGGCCCTCCCTGGGCTAACCAAACGTCGAAACATGGAGGTTGACCTATGCCTGAGTTGAATGAAGCACCACACACGATTGAGGCGCAAACGAAGCGCCTTGAATTACTGCTGAAACAGCGCCGCCAAGAGCAATTGCAACACGACCAAGAGGATGTGGACTTTGCACTTGGTAACGACAACGCTTGGTCAGGCCAACACGCGCGACTGCTGAAAGAACAAGATGGACAAAGCTGATCGCTCCATACTGACCTTCATCGCAGTTGGCCTCGTGATATTGACTGGGTGTTACGTGTGGGTGTATTGGCTATGAAGAGGTCAAAGGTTAACTGGTGTGACCGGACGATGTTTCTAGGCCCCTATTACTGCCTTGTCACAACGCCAAAGCTATTCAAGAAAGAATTGAAGCGTCTTGGTGTCAACGAGGAAACGAGTTATACCAACACCCCTATGGCGCACGCTACTTGCTGGGAGTTTGAGAAAGACGGCAAAACCTCATTCATTGTGACGCTCAGAAACTGGAAGGGCGTTGACCCGATTGATGTAGCGGGACTGATCGTTCATGAGGCCACCCATATCAAACAAGGTGTCATGCGCATCATTGGCGAAGACAACCCAAGCAAAGAATTTGAGGCCTACATGATGCAGAACATCTCTGCGAATCTTATGCAGTGTTTCAAGGACCAGACGCAATGAACCTGACCATCATCTCTGCTGCCATTGGTATGGCGATTGGCTACGGCCTGTCCTGGGAACTACAACAAGGAAATATTGATCGTGTTGACAAACAACGACTCGAAATTGCGCTCGAAAACGAACGCCTCGTATCTCGCGTGGAGTCGGCGAGAAGCACTCAAAACATTGCTGCACAGAACGACAGAGCAAAGCGTGAAAGCAAGCTGCGCTTGGATGCTGATGCCAACCGCGCTGCTGCTGACAGCCTGCGCTCCGCTCTCTCAACCGTTGTACAGGCCAGCCGAGATGACCCCACAACCTGCCCTGACCGAACCGCTACCACCGCAGAGTTATTCGTTCAGTGCGGCTCAGCTCTTGGAGAGCTGGCGGCAAAGGCTGACCAACACGTCAGCGACCTCAAAACCTTGATTCAAGCGTGGCCTAAGTGAAAATGCGCTATAATTTAATCAGCGGAGTGCTGCAGCAGCACCGGACTAACTAAACCCGGAGCACCCAATGGCTTATGTGATGACTTTCACCTCGCTGCAAGAAGACCTCAGACGCTATCTTGAGCGTGGTTTTTCTGACTCTAGCGACTCCATTGTGTACGAGCAGTTGCCACGGCTGATCAACCTAGCTGAGCGCAAAATAGCTCGTGAACTCAAGATTCAAGGCTTCTTGCGGTTCATACAAACAGCGCTTCAAGTGGGTGTTTCAGTGCTTGAAAAACCAGATCGCTGGCGTGACACCGTGTCTATGACGCTAAACGGAAATCCAATTTTTGCGCGAGGGTATGAATATCTTCGTAAGTACTGGCCAGACCCCTCTGTTACTGGAACACCAGAGTTTTACTCAGACTACGACTACAACCACTGGTTGCTCGTGCCCACCCCCGCAGCGACAGATACAGTAGAAATAGCGTACTACGAACTACCAAAACCGCTTGATGATTCAAATCAAACTAACTGGCTGACCACATACGCCCCCAACGTGCTGCTCTACGCAGCGTTGCTTGAAGCCACCCCATTTCTCAAGAATGACGAGCGCATTCCCACTTGGCAAGCTGCCTATGACAGGGCGGCGCAGGCGCTCAACGGTGAAGACCTCGCCAAGATTCTTGACCGCTCAGCGAACAGGACAGAAGCATGACTATTTATAATGATGTGTTTGGGGGCGCTAACATATACCCCAGTGAGATCAGCTACAGCGCCCAGGTGCTCACGGCTGACGTCACTTTGGCGTGGCCAGAAGAAACTTCTTCAGCTTCCAATTTTGCAACGCGTATCATCGACATTTCCTCGCTTGACACCGGGCGCGCAGTCACTATGCCCCCGGCTTCGGGCACGGGGGTGGGCGAAACTGTACTGTTCAACAACATCGGCAGCTCCACCATTGTTATCAAGAACAATGCTGGGGTGCAGATTATTTCAGCAGAACCGGGCACAGTGTGGCAAGCGTACTTGACGGGCAACTCAACTCCTGCAGGGGTTTGGACGGCACTCCAATATGGGGCGTCAGCCACTTCCGCTAACGCGTCAGCTCTGGCTGGTACAGGTCTAATCGCTATCGGCACACTTCTTTCACAATCTATCCCTGTCACGACGTTTAACAGTGATTACAGTGTCGGAAACTCTGACCGCGCAAAAATGCTAGTATGGGGCGGCGCTGCAGGAACGTTGACGCTTCCCGCCACGGGTGATGTAGGTAATAACTGGTTTGTCTTGTTTAGAAATTCTGGAACCGGGGCAGTGTCAGTTGAACCCTCCGGTGCACCTACGATTGACGGAGCAGCTACCCTTTCATACCAGCCGGGTGAGTCTTCGATTATCGTCACCGACGGTACTAATTACTACACTATCGGGTTCGGGCAATCGGCCACTTTTGCGTTTGATTACACCTCAATAGACCTAACGGGTCAGACACTGTACACGTTGGCTGGTTCTGAGCTGAACCGCATCGCGTATAGCTTCACAGGTACTTTATCAGCTAATTGCGCGGTTGTGGTTCCAGCTACCGTCCAGCAATATTGGGTAACAGATAATTGTACTGGCGCGTACACTCTTACTGTT